ATTATCTCCAGCAGCCGTTGCCCCCTTTAAAGCTTGCATGGTCAATCGACGAAGATCTGCTGTAGTCGTCATCACATTTCGCTCAACATCAGTTTTGCCCAGCCATGGCTATCAGGCCGTACATCGCTGACCAAATAGCGCTTGTCAATGCTGGGGATGTAGACCTCATCATCCTGAGCGGGCTCTTCAAGAAAGGTCGACAGACGAACACCTAGCACAGGCTGAGCACTGTTGGAGCCCACCAGAGGATCGATCATCTCGACCCCGCGATACGCCGAATCAAACACACCATCAATGGGGTAACCGGCACGTCCTGCAGGGAAAAACATCACTCGCCCCTCTGGCCGCTGCCCTTCTCCAAAAATGATTTCAAGGGGCTCCAGTACTAAGCTATCCCAGTCGAGCATCAGGCCATCCTCACGGTTGGCCCTGACGCAACAGAGATATGCGGCCCTGTTTGCGGTTTCTCGATCACGTCACCATCGGTCAAAAAACCGAGAGTGGTCAGCGACTCGACCTCATTCTTGGGTACTTTGACGGTGTCGCCAGGCCCAACCCTCTTCCCGTTAACGCCGACCACGGTTCGGCCATGGGCCACGACAGCCTCCACTACAGAGGCCCCCGCTGCGCAAGCACCGGCCATCAGCCTTTGCTCGGTGGCGTGCAGACCTTCGCAGCGAGGCAAGCATTGACCCGACTTGGAATCACCAGCGGCGAGCTCTGCATCAACAGAATGCGTTGGGCCGGGTCATTCTCGACCCAGGTCTTGGGCGCGTAAGGCATGGCCTGGTAATTGAAGTTCGGGTCAAGGATTGAGCCGAACGCGCGGGTGCCAAGCAGTTGCTGGCCGGACATCAGCATGTAGCCGTCTGGCAGCATCGGCTGCTCGACGCCTTTGTCGTCGATAAACCACTCGTTGTACAGCCAGAGGTCGTACTGGCCCCAGCGCCCTTTATAGACCGCGCCCGGCGCAATCTGCGGACCGATGTTGATGCTGCCCGCCTCAGACTGTTTCGGGAAAAAGATGGCACCAAACACCTTTTCGTCATTGGAAAAGGCCAGCCAGGCCGAGGTGGTGAACACCAGATCCGTTGCCTGCGCGCCGGAGAGCTGGAGCATTACTGTTTGCCACTCCTCCAGGTTGTTCGCCGGGACGGTGTCGCGGCCAGCAGCGTTGAAATTGGCCTTAACCCCCCACTGTTTATTGCCGGAAAGGGCAATACTGAGTTGCGGGTCGCGACCAAAATCGACCACCTCGGTTTCAAAACCTTCACCCGACACAACCACCTTGCCGGTAAGCATGGCCGATGCAGCCATCCACTCAAGCCGACGATCCAGCATATCGATTTGGTCGTTCATCTCGAACGCCACGTTGGCCATTTCACGCTCGCCGGCGGTCATGTTGCCGCCGCCGATGCGTTCACCGATTTGACGCATGATCGGTTTGCGCAAATCAGGGGCGCGCTTGTCCTTGATGTAGGCCGGCTTGTAGGTATTGGTTTGGTAGCGGCGCTGCTCAACCAGCTTGCCCTGTACCAGCGGACTGATGAAGGGCGCCATACGACGCAGGCCAACATCGATGTCGATGGCGACGAATTCTGTCTCGGAGCTCTGAATGTTCGGGAAGAACTTGTCGAGCAGGAACTTCTGCGGACGCTTGAGCGTCGGCACGACCTGAATCAGGTCAGTGGTGCTAAAAGGAAACGAACTGGCGGCGGTCATGGGCCTCTCCAAAGCAAATGCTGAATCCGACCCACAAAAAAACCCGCATCGACGGGCCTTTGTGGGTAGCGGGGGAATGGGCCGGATTACGGCGCCGAGTTATTTGACGGGGACGCCGCCGAGAGTGAGGTTTTGGCGAATAGGCTGTACGGCCGCATAGCCGAAACCAGTGCTGGAAGTGACCAGCTAGGGCTGTAAATCAGCCGAGCGGAGTTGAATTCGCCCGCCACGTAGGCGCCTGCTGTAACTGGACCATTTGTCGCATCGGTATCGTCGACCAAAATCGCGACCGGTACCTGGCTACCATCAGACGCCGTTCGAACACATTCAACATAGGTGCCAACCGCATCAAACACGTTGACCGTAAAGCCATCACCGACCGCAAAGGCGGTGGCACCGGCGGTGACCTTCAGGCTGATCTGTGCGTGGGTGAAGGCCTTGCCGACCGTCACGTCGCCAAGCGCTGTGCCCTGGGGGTTGGTGATCGTAAAAACAGTGGCGGACGTAGCCGTCAGCACATAACCGCCAGTTACGACGGCAGAACCTGCAGCCACCGATGCTGCCGTGCCATTGCCAGTGTTGCCCGACTTGGCGATAACCTGAACCGGATTGACGGTTTGTTGCCCCAGAACGGTGCCACGCTTAAGCGCACCAGCAGCCAACAAAATAGGTTGAGTGACCAGATTGCGAGCATCGGCTATCAGCTGATCAGGGATATACACCTGTGCCTGAACGCCTGGCCGTTGTGGGTTGTCTCGAATTTCAGTTGGAATCTGCGACATGTTTTCGATTTCCGTTAAGCGTTGAGGTTACAGGGGCTTGGCACGGGCAGCGGCCGCAATGATTTTTTGAGCAATCGGCGACATGCTGGAATGCTCGCCATCAACATCACCTCCAGCGCCGACATTGGGCACGTTCGCGGCAGCCATACGGTCTTTCAAATTGCCACCGCGGCCACTGACCGAGCCAGCAGCATTGAGCGCGTTGATGGCGGCAGTAGCCGTCATGTTGGTGTCAAACGCGAATACCCCGGCCTGTTCGGCATTACCGGACTTCAAGCCGTGGGCCATGATCTGAGCGCAACGGGCGCGCTCCTTGGCAACTGCAGCCTTGCTGGATTTTGGATCATCTTGATCGCCCTCATCCTCGGCGTCCGTTTTATCATCGTCACCCTCCGCACGTTTGGCTTTGCGGCCTTTGGGGTCGTCCTTGTCGTCAGGATCATCACCTTCGCCCTTGGCCTTTCGCGCCTTTTTGTCGCCTTCGTCGTCCTCGAGGTCATCTTCCTCAGCACGCTTTGCCTTACGACCTTTCGGATCATCCTTATTATCGTCGTCGCCATCGTCTTCGGCGCGGCGCGCTTTATCTTTCTCGTCATCGTCCTCTTCGGCGCGCTTGGCAAAACCCAACAGGTGCGCAAAAGTCGCAGCAGCAGCCATTCTGCTTCTGGTCATGGTTATTAATCCTCTAAATGGTGGGAACTAGGCCAGCTGTGAAAGCAGTGCCCGGAAAGCGGCGTCGGGTGCCGCAACAACATCGGCCAGGCCGGCATCAACCCCGGCAGAACCGAGATAGGTGCCAGCCTGGGTTGCGCGGACCTTGCTGGCCGCGATGTTTCGGTTACGAGCCACGGTCTCTACGAACAGCTCGCCCATGGCGTCGATATCGCCCTGAAACCGCGCCAGGGCATCAGCCGACAGCGGGATTTCTGAGTGACCATCGGCCTTGCGGTCGCCGTAAGTGATGAACGTCACCTGAATACCGGCGGATGTCAGCGCTTTGGAAAAATCCACATGCATGCAAATCACGCCGATGGAACCGGTGCCGCCGGTGCGCGGGACGTAGATCCGATCCGCAGCACTGGCTATGGCATAGGCCGCCGAGTAAGCCGACTCGTTGAGAATCGACCAGATAGGCTTGGTGCCGCGGGCGTTGTAGATCGTATCCACCAGATCAAAACACCCGCAGACCTCGCCACCAGGTGAATCGACATCGAGGACAATGGCAGCGACCTGCGGGTCATACAGCGCAGTCAGGAAGGCTTGCCGCAATCCGTCATAGCCCGTCATACCGCTCCACGGCCGAAGGGTGCCGGTTTTCTGCACCAGCGTGCCGTGAACGGGAATGACCGCCACATTACCCACCAGGTCATAGCCGCTATCACGAGACTCCCGGTCGGCGTAACTGTACCCGTCGCCCTCAAGCGCCAGCGGTGTCAGGTCAACAGCATCGCCACTGACCCGCATCATCCGGCCGATCCCCATGCGCTCGGCCAGGGCGGCCATGATGACTTCGGCCTTTTCCGGGCGGATCGCCACCGGCACGTTGAAAAGCCGTTGAGCAAGATGTCCAAACTGCATTAAGTCGGCCTCGGTTTCTGTATGGCGTCGTCCGCCGTTGTGTACCCGCCAGGGACCTGCATGCCAGCCCAGGTAGGAGCGGGAATGCCAAGCTCTTTGAACTTGTCGATCTCGCGCTTGCGCTGCTCCAGCACCTCTTCGTAATCCAGTCCCTGCTCCATGCATTCCTGCTGAAGGGTGGAAAGGCCGGCGTCCATCCCCAGTACCGCCCCTTGTTTCTCGGCGACAGGGTCAATCCAGCCGCGGGCCGGCCCCATCCATTCAGCACGTGAGTACATGGAGCGACACTCCATAAACGCTGGAGCTCCGTGTGGCAATGGATAGTCGTCGACCTCCATGGACTCCTCCATGAAGCACCCCAGCACCGGCTGAGCGGTGTTATTGGCGAAATCGTTGCGACGGCGGGTCAGGGTTTTGAATGCCTCAAGCAACGCACCACGGGCCGAGCTGTAGTTGGTATCAGACCAGTCGTGGGACATCTGCTGCGCGGAAAGCCCGGTAGCCGAGGCGAAGTTGCGCAGGAACGATTTCTCAAACCCGGCGAAATTCGCGTTCGGACGCGTGGCGGTCACGGCGTTGATCTTTTCGCCCGGGAACAGGATCGGTACCCGCGACTCTCCAAGCATGGTTTTGCGACTTGCATGGTAGTCAGTACGCTGGCCCTGGTAGGCCGACAAGCTATCGTCGTCACCCACCGCATCGGCCACTAGATTGTGATCGAATGGGCTTTCGATGTAGGCCCCGAAAATCGAGTTGATCACCGCCGCGTCCAGCTCAACCGCGTCATACTTGGCCAACATTTTCATGCGTTGCAGGATCGGCGCAAAAATGCCGGAACCGCCCCGGTGTTGTGAGGCTCGGTCGTGGTCAAAGTCGTGGATGATAACCGGCCGTCCCCACTCCGTTTCTCGCGGAATCTCTTCCCAGGTTACGCTGTCGGCAGCGTTCCACCAGTCGCCTTGGTGCGCTTTGCGAATCCAGTAGGACTTGGCAGCACCAAACTCATCAAGCACCACGCCGCCACGCGATGAGTTGGAATCGAACTGCTGCTGGGGATTGCTTAACCGGTCAGGGTCGATCAGCTGCATCGCTGTACCGTAACGCGCACGCCCAGGGCCAACCCGATCCGGGATGTAGCAGGCCTGAATCAATGAGTCGCCATCAATCAGCTTGTGCCGAAAACCCAGACGCATCATCTGGGTGATGGTCAGCGACCGCTGTGCATCGCAATAACGTCCAGTATCAAAAGCCCAGGTCCGATAGTTCGCGCTAGCGACCTGGGAAAACTCATGCGCCCATGACGCATCAAACGCTTTTTTGCCGGTATAGGCCGCCAGCGCTCGCCAATCCGGCTTGATCAGCGGCCGGAAATGTCCACCAATGGCGTTGTCTAGGATGCGGGTGACCGCACCCGAGGCCCAGCCATCATTGCGCACCAGATCACGTACCCGAGCGACAATGCGGTCGCGATACATGTTGAGGTCGCCATCTGGCGAACCCAGGTAGGGGTTCCATCCAGCAACGTGCTCACCATAAAGGTCGGCAGCGTCGTAGGGAGCACCACCTCCCGGTGCTAGCATTTTCCCCCTGCTCGGCCGTAGAGGCTGGATCGGCTTACCGTCGAGCCCAACAATCGATACGGGATTGGTCATCATTTAAACCTGAATGTGAGGGGTCGACGGGCCCGAGTGACGATGCCCAGCTGTTGTTGAAGCATCTGAATAGCGTTTGCCAGGTGAGCAATATTGGCGCGGGTGTAGGTGATGCTTTTCGAGCCATCGCCCTGGGTATACGCCGCGCTTTCAACCTTCCCGCCCGACGAAAGCAGCAGGTAGGCCTGCTGTGCGTTTTGCAAAGACACCAGTAACGACTCACGGGGCATGCCCGCCAGCAGACTGCTTGGACCGTAACCGCTCATGGGATGACTCCAGCTAGGCCCCGCAAAGCGGGGGAAATCTACGCTAGCCGGCTGGCCAACGTTCTTTTCTTGGTAGGTGCTGCCTGAATGACACGCGGACCACTGGCACGCTCATGAGCGCCTTCTTCTATCGCAAGCTCCGGCGCCTGTGGCTCAGGGCGATGAACAGGGGTCCCGATTGAGGCATTCACCTCTTCTGCACGCTTGTTTAACTTCAGGCCCATGTGCATAAGCCCGCATAGCGCTGCATACGCATAGACGCGGCAGTCGAGCGCTTCGTTGGCCCTGCCGTTTGGCAGCTCCCAAACACGGTAATGTTGACCGCCAGATGTTTTCCTTACGGATCGCTCTGCTGTCAGTTGTGCGAAGTAGTTGATGTCGCGACTGGCAGGAAAGTGCATATAGCCAGGACCCGGCTCCACCAGATGAAGCCTGGAACGAATCGAATCCTTGGCCGCGTTAACGCCCAGGATCACCGGCCGGAATGACGACTTGTTGCGCCGGCTGGGCGTCTTCGTCGGCCATACAGGAGAGCGCTTGCCACCAACCGCTGACTCGCCTTTGACCGCCCATACGCGACGGCCGAGGCGCGCCTTGGCAAACTCATAAACCTTTTGGGTGTGGTGACCGCCGGAGTCATGACACACAGCCATGACTTCAAAGCCTCTGCCGTCAGCCCGGAACCAGATGCGCCGCAAATATGCGTCCAATCGGTTCCAAGGATCAGGCGTTTCCAGGTCGCCCTCGATGACCTCGAAGTCAATCGACCAGCTCTCTTCGTTCAGCCCCCAGCCGACCACCTCGCATTCAAAGCGGTCGCCCTGGGTGTCGACGCCGACGGTTACAACGGCAACGCCATCAGGGACCTCTGCGCCCCACACTTCACAGCGGGCCGCCAAACGATCT